GTCGATAACACCAATTCCTAGATTTCTAGGATCTAGACAAGCAAAGCCGAGCTCCGCCCATCCAAAGAAACCCTGTTTCTGAACTCTCAACAGAGTTGGGTCATCATGCGCTTCGTACTCTTTACGAATCGGCATAACCAAAGAATCATTAACTGTCAGGTCGAACGCCATGACCTGAGTCTCACCAAGCGTACCAACAGTACCGTCAGCATTGGTGATATTCGGATTGTCCAGCGTGTAGCCATTGTAAACTTCGCCGCTACCAGCAATGAACTTTCCGTATTCAGCAGTACTACCATTGATGTTGTACAGACCGGTAGCACCCAAGTGCTGTACTTCGTGCAGAGCTACGTTCCAAATGCTACCCATACCAGCAGCCTGGAAAATTTCACGTCTCGTAACAGGATCGATATCTGTATCGGTCCATTCACGAATGTCGGCCGCGTCTTCAGGAGACACATAAAGATCGGTCAGAGTTCTTCCGACTCTCTTGAAACCAACCATCATTTTATTGATGAGTTCCTTGGACAGATAACCAGCGCCCGTAGAAGCAGGATTGATCTCATAGATCGGAGCTGGGCGAGAGCCCAACAGACCCTTACCAGAGAAAGATGAAGTAGCCGCAGGCATAATAACGCGCCAGCCGCACTCTTCCTCATAGTTGGCCAAGTCTTTGGCAACGCGAGCAGCAGCTCGCTGAGCAATATCAACTCGTGAATCACGTGCATACGTAATCTTCCAATCCGCCGAAGCATTAATAGCGAATGTAGGAACGTAAACTTCTTCTCCAATACCTTCGATGAAGTTTTGAGCCATATATCCTAGTCCGGGCAGAACCCAAACCGGAACTTCGAAATCCTCGGCGACTGGATAAACAGCCTGTGCGCCGGGGGCCAGTCTCTCGACTGCAAACATGCTACGCATGATTGATTCTAGCTCGATCTTCTGAAGGATGGGAGTTGTGATAGCAGCCGCGAACGCTCTAAAAGCAGCCTGACCCTCGGGTCCAGCCTCCGCAGTAGCTCTAAATAGTTCTTGCATTTCCTTAAGTTCCATTATACAACTCCTCCTGTGAGTTTATAGTTTAGGAAGCACTATCCGTGCCTTAATCCCTAAAAGTATTTAGATTAGACCAAAAGTTTGATTCTAATCGGATACAGCGTAGTGTTATTGAAGTTAGCCTGACACTTGGCCACGCTAGCACCCTTAACTACAGTAGCAACCTGCGCAAGAGTACCAATACGCGAACCATTGGCTTTATCTGTAGCAGCTGTACCTACAGAAGTATCAGATGCATTATTAGTAACCTTAGCCTCATCGGCTGCCGGATACAGAGCATCACCAGGTTTCATATTGTCGCCAGCGCCAATAACGCTAGTTGTCATGTCGCAAGTATAGTGAACCGTGTCCCAAATGCCCAAATGAGCAACGCCCATAGGAACTTCTTTGGTCCCAACGATAGCACCATTAGCATCGTAGTCAGGTTGAGCAATAACATCACTAGAGCCCAGGTCGCCCGGCATCATGAAACCGGTCGGATGAACCTGATGATATCCAGTCTTAACTTTCTGCATAGCAAATCCAAAAGGAGCAGCAGTAACACCATGCGCCATTTTATAAACAATGGGCTCCATATTCGGATTATAAGTAGCATTAGCATATAGATATACAACTGAACCAGCATACGCTACAACCCCACCAACGCCCGCGGCCGCAGTTCCAGTCTGGGCGCCGTAACTACAAAATTGATTTTCAACAACGGGATGTCTTGGAATAAACATGTCCAAATTCCTCCTTAATTATCTTTTTTAGCAATACGCTTTGCCATAGCTTCGCCCAGTTTCGCGTATTTAGCCAGCAGGTTATCGGAGGGTTTAATCTCCAGATTCATAGCAGCAGCTATAGCCGCGCCGGGATCGACGTTAGCAGGAGGAGTTTCCTCAGAAGCTTCTTCTGTCTCTTCTTCGGTTTCTTCCTCAGTAGCTACTTCAGTCTCTACTTCGACTTCACCTTCAGTTTCTTCAGTAGCAACTTCCTCTTGAGTCTCCTCTTCAGAAGCCACTTCTTCTTCGGGTTTAGCCTTAGCCAGTTCAGCCTCTACAGCGCTTCTCAGAGAGACGAGCTCTTCCTTATAACTTGCAAACTCCTCGTCTTCCATACCTCTGACTTTAGCCGTCTGGGCATCTCTATCAGAGAGCGCCACGCGTGCTTCGGCCAATTCTGCCATGCGAAGCTCGGCAGCCTTGTCTTTCTTCATTTCCTCAATCGTATTCTCAGCTTCGGCCAATTTCGCGGCTGATTCGTCGGCTGTCTTCTTAGCTGCCTCAAGCTCAGAAGTCATAGCCTCTATTTTACTCTCCAGATCTTCAATTTGCTTTGCCACTTCCTCAGACTCAGCGATCTTGCCTTCGAGCGCTTCTGTCAATTTGGTAATGGTTTCGGCTGAAGATTGAAGAGCCTTTTCTGTCTCAGCTCTTTGTTCGGCCTCTTCTTTCTGAGAAAAGATTTCGCTAACCATAGCTTCGACATCTTTTTTCAGTTCTTCATTCATAGAGTAATACCTCCTGTAAAATTTTTGAGATATTTATTTTTTTGATACCAACCTGAATGAATTTAGTATTACAAATAAATTTTCCCTTTTCCTAGAACCTAAAACTATTGTTCAACTACTTTTTACGGTAGCATCTGGCGTGCGCCAGTATTGCCTCTACAGGCAATAGATTCCAAACTGTAGTCGGAAAGACCTACCATACAAATCAAGTCCACTGTACCTGATGCAGCCGTCGTAATAGAAATAGTGTTAGCCTCACTATCTTTTGTTACATACGCATTTGCACCACTTGTACCAGCAATTGTCACCAAGCAATAATCCGCAGCAGCCATACCATGAAACTTAATACCGCTCATAACTGTATAAGTTCCGGCAGCGCCGTTAATACTCATACCAAAAATAA